CAGCCGCCGAGATCAACTTCGATCTCGACAACGCCACCCCGGCGAAGGGTGCGCTGAAGAAGAAGTGCCAAGAGACCGTGCAGTCGATGGAGGATTCTATCGGCGGTCTCGTACCCGGCTCCATCTCCGTGGAAGCCGTCGTCGACAACACCTTCTGGAACGCCCTGACGACCCACAAAGAGGTCATGGAAGCCTACATGCATGCGGGCGACATCGCCTCGCAGCGGGGTATCGACGTCACCGAGTTCATGTGGGGCGGCATTCTCTGGCGCCGCTATCGCGGCGGCAGCGGTGTGGCGGTGCCGACCGGCAAGGCTCTCATCTACGTCGCCGGTATCGACGACATGTTCGAGGAGTATGCCAGCCCGGCGGAGACCCTCGACTTCGTGAACACCCCGGGTATGCGGACGTACTATCGGATGATCCCGGATCGTGACCGTAACGCGTGGATCAAGGTCGAACTGGAATCCAATCCGATGTTCGTCTGCCGCCGGCCGAAGGCGCTGCGCGTGGGTAAGAAGACGGCCTAACCGGTCTCTCGAGCACATCACCATGAGGGTGCGGCCTACGGGCCGCGCCCCTTCATCGGCAGGGAGGCGGATCATGCTGCAGTTTCCGATGCGCCAGACCTTCGCGCTCCTCGGTCGCCCCGCCACATACACCCCGATTTCCGGGCCCGCCGTCACCTGCCGGGTGAAGCGGGTGGCCGCCGGACGCGAGACCGCCATCGGCGCGGTGCGCGTCGTCGCCGACACCTCCACCTATCACCTGCTGCGCGACGACGTTCCGGCGCCGGCAGAGGGCGACGTCCTGACGGTGGACGGCGCGAGCTTCACCATCGACGCGGTCGAACCTTGCGAGAACGACCCCGAGGACACGCGCTGGCAGGTGCACGGCTCCTGGGGCGTGCAGATGGCCTGGCACCGCCCCTCCGAAGGGGTCGGGCCGGCCTATCCGCCCCAGGGCTCCAACTTCAAGATCGCCGCCGCCGCCTCCGGCGCCACCTCCGTCACGATCGACTCCGCCTTCGTGGCCGGCATGGTCAAGGCCGGCGACACCTTCGAGATCGCCGGGGACGCCACCGTCTACACGGTCCAGGGCGACAAGACGGCGACCACCGGCGGCTTCGTCGGCCTGTCCATCGACCCCGGCCTGGCTGAGGCGACAACGGGCGGCGAGGCCGTCACCTTCACCTTCAACGGGGAGGTCGGTGTGACCATCCGGGCCGCCATCGCGGACTACGAGGTCAGCGAGATCCTCGGTGGTGTGCGGGCCGGCGATCGCCGCCTGGTGATCCGCGGGGCCGCCGCGGCAGCCACCGGCCGCACCCGGGTGGAGGTCGGAGACGAGTTCACCTTCGCCGACGAGACCTGGCGCGCGGAGACCGCCCGCGGGATCTATCAGGGCGACACCCTGGTCGCCTGGGACGTGCAGGTGCGGCGATGAAGCGTTTCATGCCCGGCAATGTGAACACCCGCCGCCTGTCGGAGATGCACCGCAAGCGGCATGCCGACGTCGCGCGCCAGGCGCGCCGAGACGTGGAGGCCAGGCAGGGCAAGTTCCCGACGCGCACCATCGTCGATGGTCGCCGGGACGCCAGCGAGGAGACGGTGAAGGCGGACGGCCAGATCGTCTACCTGTTCGACGTCGTCAGCCCGGGCGCCCGCCAGGTCCTCCTGGCCCTGAAGGAACTGGCGCCCGAGGACACCGGCAAGTTCAAGCGCGGCATGACGGTCCTGGTCAACGGACGTGAGGCGCCGCTGGAGACCGCGCCGGCCGGTGCCACGATAACCCTGGTGGACCGCGAGCCCTATAGCCGGCGCATCGAGCAGGGATGGTCCCTGCAGGCGCCGGACGGTGTGTTCGAGGTGACCGCCAAGACGCTCCGCCGCCGGCTACCGGAGCTGACCGTCGTGTTCAACTACATCACGCTCAGCGGTGCCGCAAAGCGGACGCCCGCCATCATCATGGCCTCGAAGGTGTTCTGATGGCGTGGCTTCCCGCAGTCCAGGCGCTGAAAGCCCGCCTCGCCGCTCAATACAGCGACCTGACCCTGACCTGGGACGGTGAGGAGTTCAATCCGCCGTCCGGCAACGCCTGGGTCCTCGGCCGCTTCATCAGCGGCCCCGTGGACATCAAGGGGGCCGGCACCCCTGGGCAGACGCTCTACCTGCAGGATGGGCTCCTCCACTTGCTGATCCACACGCCAAAACACGCCGGCATGGAGCCCGCCTACAAGATCGCCGATCGTATCGGCGCGATCCTGCTGCAGCAGACGATCCCCGCTCCGGCGATGCCCGACTACGTGCGGACGGATACGCCCCGGGTCGATGACGACGTCGCGACCGATCTGAAGGGCACCTTCGCCGTCACGCTCCTGTCCACCCCCTTCACCTTCTACCACTACCTCTAGTCCCCGAAGGCTGCCGCCTTCGTCACCCGCCTGCCATCGGCAGGCGCTTTCCCGTGAGGAGTCTGACCATGTCTGAGTACCAGACCGGGCGGCAGATTGCCGTCAGTTACAAGAAGCAGGACAGCCTGGGCACCCGCGCCGCCGCGTCGGGTGCGAAGCACTTCCGCGCGAATGGCGGCGGGCTGTCGCTGACCAAGGCGACGATCGATTCGGGCGAGAACCGGACCGACGGCCAGAAGACCCGCGGGCGTCACGGGTCGAAGAGCATGTCCGGCTCCTATTCGGGCGACATGTCGATCGGGACCTGGGACGAACTGCTCGAGGGCGTGTTCCGCGGGACCTTCGCCGCCGCGATCACCATCACCGAGTCCGAGATGTCCAGCGCGACCATCGGTGTCGCCAGCAACGTGGTGACGTTCTCCGCCGGTGCCGCTCTCACCGCGGGCGTGCGGGTCGGCCAGGTCCATCGCTGGTCTTCCGGCCTCGCGACCGCCGACCTGAACCGGAACCTCCGCGTGATCGCGGCCACCGACACCACGATCACCTATGCCGAGACCCTCACCGATGTCGCCGGCCCGGTCTCTTCCTACTCGCTGACCATTCCGAAGAGCCTGCTGATGGGAACGACGCGCCGGCTGTTCACCTTCGAGGAGCACGAGCTGAACATCGACGGCTCGGAGATCTTCGACGATTGTCGGGTCGGGTCCGTCCAGATTTCGCTGCAGCCCGACGGCATGGGTGAACTGAACTTCGGCGTCGTCGGCCGTGACATGGACCCTCTGGAAGATGGGGACTCCCCGTACTTCACTGCGACCACCCGCACCACAACGCTCGGTCTGACCAGCGTCGAGGCCAAGATCCGCCTCGGCACTGAGGACCTGGTCGACCTCACGTCGCTGACCCTCGAAATCAACCTCAACGCCGACGGTATCGCTGTCATCGGCTCGACGATCACCCCGGACGTGTTCGACAACGACGCGACGGTGACCATGTCGGCGACCGCGCTCCGCAAGGACCTGAGCCGCGTCAAGAACTTCGTCGCGGAGGACCAGCTCTCGGTCCACCTGGTGTTCACCGAGAACACCGACGAACCCCAGGCCTTCATGTCGTTCTTCGTCGGCAATACGACGCTCTCGCAGGCGACCAAGTCGGAGCTGGGTCAGGACGGGCCGCGGACCCAGGACCTGCAGTTCCTGGTCGGCATCGACGAGCGCGGCGGCGCCTGGCCGGTCACCACCGTCATGTACCAGACCTCCGCGGCCTGACGTTCCGTCAGGCCCGAAGGCGGCGGTGGCGGCTGGCAGGGGCCGCCACCGCTATTCCCTGTCCTCCTGCACTCTCGAAAGGTATCGATATGGCTACGAACAACAAAGCCACCGCCTCCGCAGAGGCAACCGCTTCCCAGGCCGCCGCAGCGGATGCCCCGTTCGATCCGACGCTGTTCAAGAAGGTCGCGCGCAACGTCGCCGACCTGGTCGTCCTCAACCCGCAGACCAACGCCCCCACGACCTGGATCTGGCATTTCGCCGGCCCCTCGCACCCGCTGACGGTCGCGCGGAACGATCGGCTGGCGCAGGAGGCCCTCGAGGAGGCGAACAAGATCCGCCGCACGCGCGGCAACGGCAAGAAGTACAAGCCGGAGAACATGAAGCCGGACCAGGCCCGTCGGGAGGCCATTGACGAGATCCTGGACGTTTGTCTCGGCTGGTCCGGCGCGACGATCGAGTACAGCCGCGAGGAGGCCATGAAGATGCTCCTCGACCCGGGCTACACTTTCCTGCTTCGCCAGATCAACGACTTCCTGGAAGACGAGGCGGCTTTTATCGAGACCTCCGCGACGAGCTGATCGACTTCGCGGAGCACCAGTTCGGCCTGGACTTCAAGGGTAAGAGCGGGTTCAGCGATCGCGAGCAACTCGAAGGGCTGATCGATCGCGCCCGCACCCCCGAGAAACTGGCCGAGCTGGAAGAAGAACTCGCCGGCCCGCCGATGCCCGATGGGGGCGACTACCTGTGGACGATGTTCCTGGATCTGTCCCGGTCCCGGATGTTCACCGAAGCCGGGCCCCTCGGCATTCCCTACTCGGAAATCGACGCCTGGGCGCGGCTCAACGCCCGCACCCTGGCCCCCTGGGAGGTCGCCGTCCTGCGCGATCTCGACGGGGCGTTCCTCACCGTCACCGCAAAGCTGAGGAGGAGCCAGAATGGTTCAAAAAGCTGAACGGTACGTCACGGAACTGGACGTCGACTCCAAGAAGGGCGACGCCGCGATCCGGGCACATGGCGAGGAACTTGATCGGGCCGCCCGGCGGGCCCAGAAGGCGTCGGAGCAGAGCAACCAGTTCGGCAAGAACACCGAGCGGGCCTCTGCTCCGCTGCGCGAGCAGGAGCGCCTGCTGAAGCGCACCACCGACCGTCTGGAGCGGTTCACCCGGGCGCACGATCCGGCAGCCCGCACGGCCAAGAAACTAGCGGACGCTGAGCGGCTGATCAACGAGGCCCGCCGCCGGGGCATCCCGGTCACCAACCAGACCATCGCGGCGCAGGAGAACCTGCGGCGCCAGTACGAGCGCCAGGTCCGTGCGGCCAACGACAACCGCCGGGCGGCGAACGACAACGTCCGAGCCCAAGGGCATCTGAGCAAGAGTTTCGCCGGGACGCAGGCCGCCGCCGCGTCCCTTCTGCTCGTCTACATCAAGCTCGCCGCCGTGATGGGGGCGGCGGCCGGGCTGCGCGGCTTCGCGACCTTCGAGGAGCGGCTCTCCACCGTCAGAGCCGTCACCCGGGCGACCGATAGCCAGATGCAGGAGATGGAGACGGCCGCGCGCCGTCTCGGGGCGACCACGAAGTTCAGCGCGACGGAGGCCGCCGACGGCATGGTCTTCCTGGGCCGCGCCGGCTTCACGACGTCCCAGATCATCCAGGCCCTGCCCGGGACCCTGGATCTCGCGGCGGCCGGCGCGCTCGAGCTGGGCGACGCGGCCGACATCGCCTCCAACGTGCTCACCGGCTTCCAGATGGACGCCCGGGAGATGGGGCGGGTCGCCGACGTCCTGGCCGCCGCTGCCGCCAACGCGAACACCGACATCCTGCAGCTCGGCCAGGGCATGAAGTTCGTCGCCCCCGTCGCCGCCTCGCTGGACGTCAGCCTCGAGTCCACCACGGCGGCGATCGGCGCGCTGTCTGATGCGGGCCTGCAGGGCGAGATGGCCGGTACCGGTCTTCGCGGTGCCCTGCTGTCCCTTCTCGCGCCGACCAACGAGGGCAAGAAGGCGCTCGCCAGCCTCGGGCTGACCGTGGAGGACGTGAATCCCAAGACGCACAGCCTGGCCGACATCCTGGACCGCCTGGCCGCCGCCGGCCTCGGTGCCGGCGAGGCGGTCGAGATCGCGGGCAAGCGCGGCGGTACCGCGCTGCTGGTGCTGTCGCAGTCGGCCGACAAGGTCCGGTCCCTGACCCAGCGCCTCGAGGAGTCCGAGGGTGCCGCCGGCCGAATGGCCAAGGTCATGAGCGACAACCTGGTCGGCGCGGGCAAGCGCCTGCTGTCGGTTCTCAACGAGCTGACCATCATGTTCATCGGCGACGGCGGCATCGGCGGCGCCCTGACCCGGTTCCTGGACAAGATCTCCAACGGGCTCCTGGTCTTCACACAGTTCCGTTCCGAGCTGGGCGCCAATCGCGAGGAAGCCGAGGAGACGGCCCGCTCTCTGCGCGCCCTGGCGGCCGTGGTGACCGCGCTCGGCACAGCCTTCGCGGTGGCCAAGACGGCGGCCATCGCCTTCGCGCTTGCCACCAGTTTCACCCCGTGGGGTCTGGCCCTGCGGGCTGTCATCGCGATCATCGCCGTCGCCGCGGCCAAGATCGGCTACCTCTGGGAAGAGACGGTCAAGGTCGGCGAGACCTCCGCCACGGTCGGCGAGGTCGTCAAGGCCGCATGGACCAAGGTCAGCGACACCGCGGCCTGGGCCGTCGAGCGCGTCGGCGCCCTGGTCTCCGCACTCGCAAGCCTCGGCGCCGATGCCGGCGCCGCCATCGGGCGGGTGGTCGACAAGATCGGTATGGTGGCCGACGCCCTGGTGGAGCGGTTCCGGTACGCCGTGGCCTATGTCACCTCGATCCCGGATCAGATCTCGGCCGCCTTCGCCGCCCTGTCGATCGACTTCAGCTTCGACAAGGAAGCCCTGCTCGAGGGTGAGAACCCCTTCACGCTCGACATCACCTTCAACGAAGAGGCCTTCGCCGCCAGCCGCCGCCGGATCGAGGCCGATATCGAGGCCTTCGCCCAGGGACCCGCCAAGGCGGCCGAGAAGTCGGCCGGCGCCGTCGTCGAGCAGTCCGGCACCAGCTTCCTCGAGGCCGGCAAGACGCTCGGTAACCGGCTGCTCTCGGGCCTGGAGCAGACGATCCAGGTCGAGCGGATGAAGACCCTGGGGGACACCCTGTCGGCCCGGCTCTCCGCCGCCGTGAAGAAGATGGGCGAGGCCGGCATCACGGCCGGCGGGGCCGGCGCCTCGACGCCGTCCGCGGAGGAGATCCCGCTGGCCCAGGGCGTCAAGCACGTCACCAAGGCCATCGACGACCTGGAAGCCGGTGCTGCGCGCGCGCAGGGTCGGCTCGAGGCGTTCCAGAAGGGGGGTGCCGCCGGCCTCGAGGTCTTCGATCGGCAGGCCAAGGCGATCGACCTGGCGAAGAAGGCGGTGGACGCCTATGCGTCGGCCAATGAAGGCCTGATCACCACCGCGGAAGAGCGCAAAGCCCTGTACGACAAACTGCTGCCGAGCGCGCAGCGGCAGGTCGACCTGGAGCACGAGCTGGCCGAGGCGAGCGACGGCGCGGTGAAGGCCGCCCAGGAGCGCAACCGCGCGCTCGCCGACGACATCGAGGCCATGCGGCTGCAGAACGAAATCAAGCAGCTCGGCACGATCAACACCGTCGAGGAGGCCACCCGGGTCGTTGACCTGCGAAAGCAGATCGCGCTCCTGGCGATCGACCGCGAGATCGACGCGGCGGTGCAGCGCCAGACCGTGGAGACGAACAAGGCGGTCCAGACGGCGATCGGCCGGGAGATCGATCTGCTGAAACAACGGCGGGGCGCTGTCGAAGAGAGCTTCGCCATCGACCGGGTCGAGGCCTTCAAGTCCGCCAACGAGAAGGCCGCCAAGGCGACCGAGGACCGCTGGAGCGAGTCCATCGGCGTCATCGAAGGCGGCTTCAGCGACCTGATGGACGGCCTGTTCGACAAGTTCGGCAAGCTGGGCAGCACGCTCAAGGCCTTCGCGAGCGACCTGCTGCGGCAGTTCACCGGGACCGGCGATGGGGCCGCTGGGGGCTCCACCAGCCTGATCGGCGGGCTGATCCGCAGCCTCACCGGGGGCGGTACCGCGAGCGGTGGTTCCGGTGCCGGCGGTTCTGGCGGCGGCCTGTTCGGCAGCATCGGCCAGAGCCTCTTCGGCCAGGCCATCAGCAAGACGTTCGGCAGCCTCGTGCCGAACATGTCGTCGATCCTCCAGTTCGCCTCCCCGCTGACCAACGCCCTCGGGATCACCACGGCCGTCACGCCAACGCTGACGGCCGGGGCGACCGCGGGCAGTGTGGCCATCGGCGGCTATGGCGGCACGGCCATCGGAGGCGCGGCGGGCGCCGGTAGCGGCCTCGCGGCGGGGCCCCTGGCCAGCGTCGCCACTGCGGCTCCCTACATCGCCGCCGCTGTCGCGGTCGCGATGCTGGCGTTCCAGTCGGGGATGTTCGGCGGCGGCCCGACCTCCGGTCCGGTCGGCATCGCCGACTTCCAACCGGGCCACGGCCGCGAGGACGTCTTCCACGACAACTCGTTCACCGCCGACAACGGTGGCAACGGTCAGGCGATGAAGCCGATCGCCGAGGCGATTGCAGACCTGATCTTCGACAGCGCCGACCGGTTCTCCGCCGACATCGCCACCACGCTCGGCTTCCGGGTGGCGAACTATGCCGGGCCCGAGGCCGGGAACAGCCATGGCCGGGTCAAGGGCTTTGAGGTCAACGCCTTCATCAGGGGCGAGGCAGAGAAGCGGATTGCCGAGGGGCTCGACGAAACCCAAGCGATCTTTGAGGCCTTCAACTTCGCGGTCCGCGAGGCCTTCACCTTCGAGAGCAAGACGCTCCAGGAGATCGCCCGGACCTCTGCCGCCACCACCACCGAGGAGCTGCTGGCGGATCTCGAGTTCGGCCGCCACTTCGACCTGCTGCGCGAAGAGATCGCCCGCAACGGCGGTCGCATCGACCAGAACACCCTGGCGCAGGCGGAGAATACCCTGGCGATCCGCGCCCAGGCCGAGGAGCGCGCCGCCGCCGCCATCGCGCCGATCCTGGACGGGCTGAAGCGGGCGGTTGAGCTGTTCCCGGCCGTGAAGGGCACGGCGACCGCGACCGGGGCCGCCGCCAACCAGAACATCCCCTCCGTCCAGCGGCTCCCCGATTGGATGCCGACGCTGGCCTATGACGAGGGCGGTGTGCGTGGCGAGGCCGGCTACTCCTTCCGCCGGAACGGTAACGAGTACGGGGACCTGGGCACGCTGGGCACGCCGGCCGGCGACTTCACGGTGCGTCAGACCGGAGCGGACGAGTACGGCGACAACTTCTCCGTCATGAACGCGGCCGGCGAGGTGATCGAAACCTTCCGGTCGTTGAACGATCTGCTGGCCGCCGCCGACGATATCGCGGCCGGCTATGCCGAAACCCTGGCCGCCCAGAATGCCACCGTCGCGCGCACGGCCGAGGAGCAGGCCCGCTACGATGCCAATCTGGAGCGGGTGGGCTTCGCGATCGACGTCGCCCGGCAGCAGGTCCACACCCTGGTGGACACCATCACTGGCGAGTTCGAGCCCGCCATCCAGGGGCCGTTCTCCACCGCCCTGGCCGCCGGGCGGGCCGAACTGGACGCCCTGCGCGAGCACATGGAAGAGGTGAACGCGCAGATCACCGCGGCCAACGAGAACTTCCCGGAGCTGGGCCAGGCGGTCCTGGACGTCAACCAGATCATCACCGACGCCTCGGCCACGATCCTCGCCAACGCGCGCTCGCAGTTCGAGGACAGCCTGCAGGCCCGCTCCAACGCCGCGACCGGTCTGGGGATCATCAACCAGATCGACGCCCTGCTGTCCCAGCGGGACATCGACGGCGCCGAAGCGGCGGCGGTCGGGTCGGATCTGGGCCGTGTCGGCACGGTCTACGACCAGGAGCTGCGCGCCCTCCTGTCCTCGACCAGCCTGGCAACCCTGGGCACGCTGCTGACCAACGGTCAGATCACCGACGCCCACACCCGCGGCGTGATCGAGCTGCGCCTGCAGGAAGAGGCCCTGGCCGTTGCGCGCGCCCAGCAGGCGGTGTCCGTCGCCGACCTTCGGACCGAGTACGACACCCTGGCGAGCGCCAGCGAGAAGGCCGCCCGGACCGTCCTGACCCTGCGCCAGGCCGCCCAGAGCTTCTACACGGACGAAACCCTGTCGCCGCTGTCGTCGCTGGGCCAGGTGGAGCAGGCCCGGGCCGACCTCGAGGCGGCCTTCGCGCTCGCGAACGACGGCACGCCAGACGACCTGGCAAGCCAGGACGCGATTTCGCGTCTGCCGGGCCTGTCGCGGACCCTGCTGGAGCTGAGCCGCGGCTATTACGCATCGACCGAGGGGTACCTGAAGGACTTCAACCGCGCGCAGGAGATCCTGAACACCACGGCCTCGGCCCAGGAGGCGATCGAGCAGACCATGCTGACCCGGATGACGGAGATCCGGGACCTGCTGCGCGACAATCCGGCCAACGACAACCTGTCGCCGGCCGATCAGGCCGCCGCCGGTGGCTACAACTTCGGCGCCAACGTCGCCGCCAATAAGCAGATCTACAACGCCCTGGTCGCCGCGGGCCTCAGAACGCCGTCCGCCTTCGGGTCGGGCCAGCTCGGCGCCCTGCGGCAGAGCGACCCGGCCGTGGACGCGGTCGTCAAGGCCCTGGGCTATGCGGATGGCGGCCTGGTCTCCGGCGGCGTCCCTGGCCGGGACAGCGTCCTGGCGGCCCTGACCCCGGGCGAGCGGGTGCTGACGGTCCAGCAGAACCGCACCTTCGACAACATGACCGCGTCCATGGGGACCATGGAGCGGATGAGCGCCACGATGTCGGCGATCCTGGACGCCCTGCAGATCCTGCGCGAGCAGGCCAACCAGAACGCCCAGCACATCGCCTCGGTCGTGGCCGAGGGTAGCGAGCGCGTACGGGAGTCGGTGCAGGAGAACACCGCCGCGGTCCGGGCCCAGAGCAAACAACGGCAGCGGCGTGAGGCCGCGAAGCGGGCCGCGGCATGACGGCGTTCATGATCCAGCAGCAGGCGCGGGCCGACGATAGCGGTGCCATCCGCACCTGGACCTTCGCCACCCACCACATGGACGGCCTGCCCGCCGACGTCATGGGCGGCATCGAGGACCCCGGGTATTTCGAGCGGCACGCTTTCGGCCGGGGCCAGGTGATCGGCGCCCCGCAGACCGGCGGCGGCCTCGCCGCCCTGATCAACGCGGAGCACCAGCTCGACGCGATGCTGCTGCAGGGCATCGAGGGCGAGCGTCTGCAGGTCTTCACCGGCCCGGCCGATGCCGCGAGCGTCAACGATCTGCGCCTGCTGCTGACCGGAACCACGGCCCGGGTCGGACATGAGAACGGCCAGATCCTCCTGGATCTGCGCAACCGTCAGGCAGAAGTGGCGGGCCTCACGCTCCAGTCCGACCGGTACCTGGGCAACAACGTCGGCCCGGAAGGGGTCGAGGGCACGGAAGACGACCTGGCCGGGGCCTACAAGCCGGTGACGGTCGGCTTCGCCGAGAACGTCACGGCGCCGAACGTCAACCCTCAGCGCCACATCCACCAGATCTCGACGAACAGCGAGATCCCGATCGTCGGCACCGAGCCGATCGACATCTTCGACAAAGCCACCCGGTTCGAGGTCGACTACACCGAGGAGACGGATTGGGCCACCTTCGAGGGCGAGACGGGCCCGTCCGATGAGATCTGGTGGTATTTCGGCCCCCAGGGGTGGTTCATCCGCCTGCCGGGCCGCGCCGCCGGCACGGTCACCGTCACCGTCCAGGAAGGCACCGAAGCGAACTGCACCACCGCGCAGCTCGCCCGACGCATCCTGCAGGCAAAGGGCATTCCGCCGTCCTCCATCCTCGGGGTGGAGGCGATGGACGCCGAGTTCCCCGAGCCCATCGGCTTCCATGCCGGGGTGTCGGAGATCAAGGTCGGTGCCGCACTGGCGGAGATCCTGCAGGGCGTGTTCGGAACCTGGACCGACGACGCCCTGGGCTTCTTCACCTTGGCCTGGCTGGCGCCTCCGTCACCGGTGCCGGACCACGAGTTCGTCGAGCTTCTCGCCGAGGGCGATTCCGAGGGATTCCGCATCGTCGATGAGGGCGAGGATTCCGGCGCCCAGCCCGGCTCGCCGACCCCGCTGAAGGAAGCCGTCGCGCTGTTCCGGCGGAACTGGACGATCCAGGGCGACACCGATGTGGCGACGGGCGTTCCCAATACCGAGCACGGGAACTTCGTCGCCCGCGAGTATCGCCAGCAGGTCGCCGACAACTCGGCGGTGCTGGCCAAGTATCCCTTCGCCCAAGCCTTCGAGTTCAAGACGCTCTTCAAGACGGCCGACGCTGCTCTGCGCGCCGCCAAACGCGCCGTCGCCCTCTTCGGGAGGCGGCGCTTCATCGTCGAGATCGACCTCGACCCGTCCGTGGCGGCGAAGGTCCTCATGTTTCAGACGATACGCCTCCCGATCGGCCGGTTCGATTGGGGCATCCGCACCTTCCGCATCATCGGCTTCATCCAGGATCTGGACACCAAGGATGAGCCGGCCCGCACCACACTCGTTCTTTGGGGGTAGCCATGCCGACTTTCCATACCCACCAGATCAGCGCTGCGCTCTCGCAGCAGGTCCTGAAGACCGTGAATTCGGGCTTCCTGACCTCCTCCCGGCTGACCTTCGCCTGCACGCTGACGGGTGCCACGGGCGGGACGCACATCAAGGCCTATATGCAGACCTCGATCGACGGTGGCGCTGCCTGGTACGACATCGCGTGCTTCGCCTTCACGAACACGCCCGGCAAGAAGTTCCTGACGGTCGACCCGGGCAAGGCGGTAGAGGCGGCGACCGACTTGACCCTGTTCGGCCTGGCCGACAACACCGCCCGCAGCGGCTTCCTGGGCGAGGCGCTGCGCCTCGGGATCGACATCTCCGGCACCTATACCGGAACGCCCTCGCTCACGATCGACTACCAGACGGCCTGAGCCGATGGGCAAGATCCTGATCCTGGGCCCGGATCTGACCCAGGCCGGCTTCTACAGGCCCGTGTATGTGGAGGGGGTCGGCCAATGGCTGCCCGGACGCCCTCTTGCCAATCTGGCCACGCCGCATCGGATCAACCAGGCCCACTCCCTCAACCTGACCGGCGACTCCACCCAATGGCTGGTCGACCTGAAGACCGACCGGACGGTCAGCGGCTTCGCCATGCCCTGGGGCAACTTCCTGCGCGGCGACACGGTGTCGGTCGGGGTCTATTCGGATGCCGCCCTGTCCATCCTGGCCGGCGGCCTGACGGACAGCCCGGTCTACCGGATGGTCAAGCCGCTGTCGGAAGTCGCCTTCGGCGAGGCCGGCTTCTGGGAGGGCACGGAGACCGAGGAGGAGCGGGCCCGGGGCGGCGGATGGTTCGACATCCTGCCCAACCGGGTCACCGGCCGGTACGTCCACGTCAAGGTCAATGCGGAGCGCTCCGGCGGCGGGACCCGGTCCAGGCTGATGATCCCCCGGTTCCTGGCAACCTCCGGCTTCCGCCCGCAGATCAACGCGGCCGTCGGCTCGAGCATTCAGGTGGTCGACGAGTCCATCCGCTCCACCGACATCGGCGGTGCCGACTACTACTCCAAGCGGCCGACCCGGAAGCTGGTCACCCTGATCTTCCAGATGATCGAAGAGAACGAGGCCATGGCCACGATGCTGCGCATGGCCGCCGACCTGGGGGTGCGCGGCCAGGTCTTCGTGGCCTGGGACGATCAGGACACGGTGCACCGCTCCACGCGCTCGATGCTGGCGACCGTGCATACCGTCGACCCCTTCGTCTCCAAGGCGATGGGGCGCTTCGCTACCGCGTTCAAGTTCCGAGAGGTGGTCGCATGACCAGTGACGTTACCTTCCCGCTCACCGGCTACACCTTCACCCTGGAGATGTGGCAGGAGAACGACCAGCGCGGCCACCTGGTGCCGATGACGGTCAACGGCCAATCCATGATCCGGCTACATGCCCTGTTCGAGGTGGGCAAGCTGGAGATGAAGGCGATGATCGCCGGGGCCGGCGCGACGGTCTTCCAGGGTACGACCGCGACCGAGCTGACCATCGGCACCGGAGAGAAAACCTTCACCACACAGGGCGGCAAGGCCTTCGGGCCTGGTGCTCCGATACAGGTGGTCGATGCGAGCGATCCGTCCCGCTTCGTCCGGGGCACGTCCACCGCCTACGACGCGACGACGGGTGTCACGACGATCACCGTCCTGTCAGCGGATGACACTGGCGGGACGGGCTCCATCACCGCGGCGAACGTTTCGCTGGCAGGAACACCCGGCCCTACGAACACCGACGCCGTCGCCAAGACCGGCGACACCATGGCCGGCGCACTCGACATGGCCGGCTACCAGTTCACCGCCCACCTGATCACTCACAAGACAGGCACCGAGCATCTTCCGAGCGACACCGAAACGCCCGACGCCGTGAGTGGCGAGCAGGCTCTAACGCTGGTTAGCCATACCAAGCACTGGAAGGTCGTCGACGGGGACGCGGTCTTCACGGTCAGCCCGGGCACCACGACAAACCACCTTACCGATTGCATGGTCACGTTTCAGAGCGACGGCGGCGCCTGGGCGATATCGATTGTCGGCGCCACGGAGGCGTTCGGAGAAACCCTGAACACTACCGACATGAATGATGGCGACAAACTCAACATCGTATTCTGGCAAGCCGCTGAAGGAACGGTTTTGTATCGGCAAGCGGGAGTCTATTTCTCATGACCATACTACCGATCAACAGCCCTGCTGGTGTCTCGTATCCGCAGTGGCCGGCCTCCCTGAACTCTGCGGCAGGCGGGTTGGTGGCTCGATACGATTTCGCGTCCGACAAGAATCTCACGCTGTCCGGACCGGAGATAACGGGCGTCACCGATCTAAGCGGAAACGGGCATGACTTGGCTCCCCCCACATCGGCAAAGCGACCGCTTTACCTGGGAAAAGTCCTGAACGGACTTGGCGCCGCGCTCTTTACGAAACCGAGCGGGATCGGAAGCTCTGAGCTGAAAGCGCCTGCGCTAGGGCTGGCCGGTGATTTCACTTATTGCTTTGTGGTGAGCGGTGGAACCGATCTCTTTGCTCTGTTTGACGGCAATCAAGCAGTCAAAGGGACACGGTTCTATAACAATAACCAAATCGACTTTTGCACCGGTGCAGGTATTGCGCTGCAAAGTTTTACGGGAGACGCTGCCGGGACAAATATTATTGTCACCGTCGGCGCTTCAGGCGGAACAGTCACCGGCAACGCTTACAAAAGCGGGACGCTTTCAGCTAGTGGCTCTGCATCGTCCGCCGACATTCCTGAATTGAACGCTTTCGCGCTTGGTTCGATTAACGGAAGTCCGTCATATGACTTTTATGCTCATGAGTTGGCTATCTTTCAGGGTATTTTTTCTTCTGGCGAAAGGTTAACTTGGGACAGTTATGCTCTGAGCAAGTGGAGCATCTAAGGCAACTAAAGTCGCGCTGAGATTTCATAGCTGAACATCTTGGTCATAGAAAATGGAGGCGAGAATGCGGTCTCTTGGAACTTTTGGATGGTTGGTGATCGCCACCGGGGAAATTCTCCAGCACGGCATTGGCAACGGCCAGCCCCGTCGAGGCTGGGACCGCCCGGTCTGGGAGGACGTGTCGGCCGCTAAGGGCGAAAAGACCCCGCCGGAGTATGTCGGCAAGGGTCTCTGGGAGGAGTGGGAGCACGACGCCGAAATCAACACGGCGACCCACAAGCTGAGCGACCCGGAATGGGTCGTGGACAGCGAGAACAAGCGGCTCATTCTGACCCGGACCGCTGTCGCGCTCACACAGGCTGAGATCGACGCGCGGGACGCCGCCGCGACTGCCGCTGCTGCCGAAGCACTTGCTGACGCCCGGGACGCCAAGTGGGAGGCGATGAAAGCCGTTCGGGAGAGCAAGGTGTTCTCGAACACCCCGCTGATGGTCACGGTCGGCGGCGACACTTTCGGCGTGCAGCTACGGGACGGCTATGACTATGCGAACGTGGACGGCCTGGTGCTGGTGGCCACGCTTATGGCCGGTGCGGGGAACACGTCGTGGACCTGCCAGTTCACCGACGCGGCGAACGTTGTCCACGAGTTGACGATAGCCCAGACCCAGGCCATGGGCCTTCTGGTCGCCGCGGATCGGGATCTCCATCACGCCCACACTCGGAACCTCCGTCCCATCATCTACAACCCGGCGACGACGAACATCGCCACGATTAACGCGATCACCTGGGAAGACGGGGCGCCCCCGCCTCCGGAGTGACGCCCAGATTGAGGTGCCGTCCGTGACCAATTGGCCAGGACCATTCTGAGCCTGGCGAGACCCCCGCCGCGTTGACGGGTTTTACTGACCACCACCGAGCTACGGCACCCCACCGGGCAGCCTTTCTTCTATCGCACCCAAAAAAACAGCGGGGGCCTCATGGACGGTGTCGTCACATTCTCGACCGTGCAACTGGTGATCAGCGTGCTCGTCTTTGCGGTCACGGTCGCCGGAACGCTGCTATCGGGGGCCATATGGCTGGACAAGCGGCGACGGGAGGGTGACCGCGACCTGCACGTCAAAGTGGATGCCGCGTCGGCGGCTTTGGCGATGTCTACCGCTAAAATCCGTGAAGAATATGTGCCTCGCACGGAGTTCCAGCGCCACCAGGACAAGATCGATGACGAGATCCGCGGCCTGCGTCTGGACATCAAAGGCGAGTTCAGCCGGTTGAATGACCGTTTCGATCGGCTGCTCGCCTCTCGGTCCTCAGACGGCGCCGACTGACCCTGGCGCCGCGAGGCCGGCGCCTCCCTTCCTTAAATCCGGATCTCAGATCCCACGGCCCGGCAGGGCGGGGCTCGAGGCGTTGCAGCGCCTCGAG